ACCCTTCATGGTTTTTTCAATTTCTTGATACATTGGACTATCTGCACCAAATCTATTAGCAAGTGTTGCAAGATACATTACTGAACTATTTTTTAGGTTTTCAAATGCTATTGGGCCTCTTTCTTCTATGTATTGATTTTGCGCAATTGCAAAGCTAGTGTTAAGTTCTACATCTTGTCTCTGTTGTTCTAGCTCATCCAACAGTTTCATCCTGTTTTCGCCAGTAGTCGATGCTAAACCTAATGCAATTTCGTTGGTTGTTGTAAACAAATCAATAATTTTTTGTTGTGCTTTAGCATCCAAACTATTAATTTGATTACTTCTGTATAAAGCGTCTGCTGTAGTAGCTAATTTTAGGGTCAATTCGCTTGTTCTGTATCCAAATTTGTTGATACTGTCGTCTCTTGCTACTGTATTTGCTAATTCTCCAAAAATTGTAGCACCTTGTATTGCACTATCATGTCCTGCACCTATTAAATTACTGCTTACTTGTAAAACTTTTGCATATTCATCAAATCCCATGCCTAAACTTGCTGCATCTCTACGCAAACCAGTCAATAGTTCCATATTTGCATCAGCTAAACCAACATCTATCATTGTTTTCAACAATTTGTCTTGACTGTTTATAAATGTTGCAACAAATGTAGCAACTCCAGCCGCCATACCGATTGTGCTACTAGCAACATCAGCTACTCCAGACCCAATATTGCCTATTCCTTTGATAATTTTGTTTTTACTACCAGTTAAACTACCAAATGCACCGCCAACTGCATTTCCTACGCCTAATTCTGAGGCTGCTGTTGCTAATTGTTCAAATAAACCAGTCATTGCACCAAGTCCATCAACGTTTTGCACCATAATTGCACGTTGCGTTCCAGCCATTGCGTTTGCTAGGTCTTTTTTGGCTTGTGATTCTTTCTTTTCACTACGTTTTTGCTTGTTTAGCTCGTCAGACATGTGTTTTAGTGCCGCTGGACTAATTGCACTGGTAATGCTCATAGCAATTTTCTGTCTACTAGCCGGTCCACTAGCAATAGAACCTGCTATTTGGTCAGCTGTAATCTCACTTGCCCAAGGATACTGTTGATATATGTCTAATATTTCTTGTTCCATATTATATACGTAGTTAATGATGATAAATACTTCTAGTATAGTGTATTTATCGGAGAATTAAAACATGAGTAATCCCCTAATTAGTGCATATAGGAAACCTAGTTTATATATTGATCTACCAAGTGGTGGAAAATACTACGATCCTGCACCAAAACTAAGTGTAGACGGTGAATTAGCTGTCTATGCGATGACTGCACGTGACGAATTAATAACAAAAACACCAGACGCACTGTTTAATGGTGAAGCTAGTGTTAGTTTAATTCAAAGTTGCTGTCCTGACATACCCAATCCAAGTCAAATACCTGTAAACGACTTGATGGTTATAATGTTAGCAATTAGACAAGCAAGTTATGGTAGTGAAATAGAAATAGAAGTTGCATGCGACAAATGCGAACATGTAAACAGTGTTGCCGTTAACTGCCAAAGCATCATAGACACTGCAATGCAAAAACCAAAACCAAGCAACATTATCACAATCAATGATGGTTTTGAGATCACACTAAAACCTTACAGCTTGGAAGATAGAAACACAATACAAATACAACAAATTAAGCAAGTTAAAATGATTGAAGGATTACAAAATCAGAATATTGACGACCAATCACGTCAACAACTTTTTGGAAAAACTTTTGTAGAAATGGCCGAATTAACTGTTGATCTAGTAACAAACTGTGTAGATAGTGTTAGGACACCTGGTAGTGATAACGAAACAGTAAGCGACAATGAAATGATCAGAGAATGGCTCAAATCTATTACTAGCAAAGATTATGAACTAATCAAAGCCAAAGTAGATGAATTAAGCAATGATGGTGTTAACAACAATTTCAATGTTACCTGTGAAAGTTGTCAACACACATGGCAAACAGAAGTAGAGCTAGATATTACAAATTTTTTCGCAGGCTGATAGCTACCAGTCAGCCTGAACAAATTCCTGATATAATTAAAAGATACACAGATCAACACAAACAACTAGAAGAAAACTATCTTGACATAGTTATCAACAGTGATGGTGCGTTCAGTTATCAGGATATTGTTCAAATGCCATTGCCTAGCATTGTTTTACTTGTAGAAAGACTCAATAAACGTGCAGAAAGAATGAGTGGAAATGCTAAACAGATGTTATAAGTTTATAATAATCTAATGGCCAACTATCATAGTATTTTGTAGTGTGTAGATACTTGCGTTTTTCTGTCAAATCATCTCTCAATTGAATAAAAACACAGTTTGTAAAGTTTTTTGCAAAATGTCCACTGGTTGTTGTGCTGGTAAAATACAATAAATCGTTGTGTTTTTGCATTTGTTGTTCTATTGTATTCTCAACTTGATGCATATCACAACCATCTACCCAAGCAATACCTATTTCATAAATTTCCTTGTCAAATGTTTCATAGGAAGATTCTTTGTTATCTCTAGCATCTATGAATTGAATTTTATTTTGCAATCTTGCTTTTCTTGCAAAAGGACAAATTGGAAATCCATCTAATTTCTTAGCTTCAATTTCGTTTTCTGTCCAGTCTAGAAACTTATTCTGGAATTCTTGGAAGTTCATATATGTCTCTGTTTTCTTGATGTCTACGACATCATCATCTTCATAAAGCTATCGCTTTATTCGATGTTTCTTTCTTCGCCTTTATTGTTACTAATCTGTCAAACGAAAAGAATGATTTCTATGTTGATATTTATCGAGGTAACTTGGTATGATGCTTCAGTCACACTTAGCCAGCTAACGGCTAGGTGCAACTGAAAGTCTTGGATTAGACGCCCCTCTACACATACTATAGCAAACCTAATTTTACACTTAGGGGAGGCGGTTACGCGGTACCTCTATTACATGCTGCTCTTAAGCAACGCAGGAACACCCATTGCCATAGTATGCGACTTTGGGCTACCCGTGAGTTCCAATTGTCCAGGAGAGCTCACTCTTTTTGGTTTGTCAAACCAGTGCTTTGACATTGTGGCAACACCAGGATCTGATCACACAGATGTGTAACCTCAAGGTGAGTCGAGCAACCCCGACCAAACTGAGCCTTCAGCCTATTTTAGCCTTAAACTATATGATTTGTATTTGAGCCATTAATTGACAAATTTTTAATTTGTCTTATGTTAAATTCTTGTGCCTGGAAATCTTGCCAAAAAGTTATTGTCCATGAGCCATAATCTTTGCTTGTATAATTTATATAGCGTTCAAATTTAAATTTGTCAACCAAATTTTTTGGAAAAGCTATATAAATGCCTTTTCTATTGAATTTCATAAACAGTAGATCTAAATCGTTTTCGTCATGTGCATCTAATGTTTGTTCTAGCCATTGTTCTAATAGTGGTATTGGTTTTTCTTGTAATAATTGATGAAAGGGAAAGTCTGCATAGTTTTTACATTCGCAGTTAAAATATTTCCATTCATCTGGAGGGATTACATCACCCTTAAATGCCTTGATTTGGTTTTCCGTAAGTGTGCTCTTACGTGCAGCATTTATGCCGCCAACAAATGCGCCACTGTATGGCACACGTTCAAAATTGTCTTGGTAGATCTCGCTTAAAATGTTACAGACTTCTCTTTCAAAGCCTTTACCTTTGTTTTTACTTTTTGATCCACTCATTTATTTTTTTCTTCATTTTGTAGATTATATCTTTACCTAACATATCTTCTTCTATTGCATAGACAGCATGTTTAATATGAGAACCTTCTGGCTCTAAATCTAGCTCTAAGTTCTTTACTTTTTGGGCAGGCAGTCTTAGTGTTTTTCCTGTGTCCGGATCAATTAAAATTAAGTCACCGTCCTCTAACCCTTCATATTTAGGCATCGACAATTTCTACTTCCGTATTGAATGTAGTAAAACCATTCTCCTTTGTAACTTGTAAAACATTGTTAACACGACCAACTAACTCATCTCTATGAGATATTAGTAAAATATTTTTGCTACGGTCACGTTCCATCTTTTTCAAAATACCAAGTGCGCTTTCTACACCAATAGTGTCCATTCCACTATCTACTAGCTCGTCAATACAAACTAGATTAATGGGATGATTCATACTTTCAAACACATCGCGGAAGCTCCAACTAAGTCCTAGAATAAGTCTATTACGTTCGCCTCTACTTAGATTATCAAAATCTAAGTCTTGACCAAGTTGTGTAATAGTTACTGTAAGATCGCTTTGAAATTGCACCTCATGTGGTAATCCTAGCCTTGTAATATAGTATTCCAGGCGAGTGTTTAAGAACTGTAAATTCTGTTCAATAATTTTTTTACGTATAAAACTATCTTTGTTTGTTAATAGTTTTAACAAAAAGTCTTGATGCTCTTTTAGTTCTGTAAGTCTATTTACCTCCGACCATTCTACAGATTGAAGACCTGTTTCTTTTAGTGCTTCAATTTGTTCTGTATATGGATCGGTTTCTTCTTCTGCGTTCTCTATGTTTGTGCGCAACGTGCTTAGTTTGTTTTGATGCTCGTATGCTTCTTGTAATGTATTATACTCTGTGCGTGGTGCATCACCAAGCTCTCCTAGATCTTCTAGTGCGCTTTTGTAATCTTCTATTTTAGCAGTATCTTCGTCAATATGTCCTTGACTTTCATTTACTGCTTCTGTTTTTGTTGCTACAACTAGAGCATGTTTGTCATCGTGTAGCTCTTGTCCACAAGCATAACATTTGTGTTCAAGTGTTGTTTTTAGATCCTTTTGTGCTTTGTTAAGACGTTTTTGTTCTCTGTCAATAGCACTAGTTAGTCTAGCTATTTCTGCATTTAAAGTATCTAATTGACCTTTTTTACTATTAAAATCTTCAAAACCTGCATGTGCTTTTAGTTCTTCTTCAATATCTATATGCTCTAATGCAAGCAATTCACTTTTTAACTGTTTTATTTTATCTTCTTTGTTTGTTCCCCAAACACGTTGTCTACGTTGTAAGTCTGCAATACTTTTGTTTATACGTTCGTTTGCTTCTTCAACTGCACTTATTCTAAATGTTTCCTGTTGTATTTTATCTTTTGTATTTTTTGTAAGCTCTTTGAGTATGTCAGCTTTTTCACTAAGTTGTGTGATGCCCAACAACTGCTCAATAAGTTCTCGCTGATCATTTGCTCTCATACTTAGGAACGGTTCTGTGTATGTGTTTAAAGCACAAATATGTTTGAACATAGTATGACTCATACCAATTACACGTTCAATTACAGCTTGTGTCTGTCTACCTTCGCCTTGCGATTCGTCAGTGCCGTCTGTTGTATCTGCGTCATTGACAATAAACTTAAAAATATTTGGCTTGCGTCCACGTTCAATACGATATTGTTGTCCATCTTTTTCAAAGTCAACAGTGACTATCATTTGCTTGTTATTTGTTTTATTAACAAGATTATCTTTTTTAATATTGTATAATGCATTACCAAAAAGTGCATAACTTAGTGCATTTACAATTGTAGTTTTGCCTGTGCCGTTACGTGATCCGTCACCGCCCAAGTCCATGTTGTTACCCAACACAAGTGTTAATCCTGTATGATCAAATGTTACAGCCTGTGTGACATTGCCCACACTCATAAAGTTCTTTACTGTGATATTTTTAATAATTAGCATGTTGTTACTATAATGCAAGTCCACGGTATATGTCAACTAGCATTTCTTTTTTAATTGTTTCACTTTGTATACTATCCAATTGGCTCATAACAATACTGTCAACATTTTCAACTTGTATGTCAACACCCTTGTTCCAATCTTGTGTGTGTTCTTCTTTTTTACTAGGCATGAGTGCTATCTCACGCAAATTAAATTGTTGTGCAAAAGTTTCTTTGATAAAGTTTGCTTCTTCGTATGTAATACCTACATCAAGTGTAACACGGCAATATGTTTTGTCACCTAAATATTTTATAGGATCATCAATAAGCCTACTCAAACTAATTGTTCTATATTTTGGTGCATCTGGCCATTTAACAAATTCCATTGTTCCATCCCAATCGAGAAACATACAGCCACGTTCATCATCCCATGCGTCAGCATAGTTGTGTGCAAATGCATTGCCTGTGTAAATTACATTATCTTTTTCTTGTCTCTTATGAAAATGTCCAGTAAACACTTTCTCTGGCTTTTGTAAATCTTCTGCTTTCAAGCCTCCGTGGTCTGGCATCTGAACGAGTGCGTTCATGTAAAATGTAGGAAGTTCAAAATGACCGAACATATATTTGCAGTTCACTTCTCTTAACTGCTTCCACTCATCATCTACCAGCCACGGAACTAGTGCAACATTGTCATCTATATACATTTCGTCATTGACAATGTTGATTCTCGAAAACTGTTGTGTCATAGGAATACTATGAATTTCACGTTTTTCTCTATAGTAAAGATCGTGATTTCCTGTAAGCATGTGAATTTCATCAAATGCATCATTTAATCTTTGTAAGTTACTCACTGTATAATTTAGTGTGCTAACATTGATGCTGGCTCTATTATGATGCCAGTCACCCATAAAGATACATTTTTTTATGCCACGCTTGTGTGCTTCGTCAATCATCCAAATTAGATAATCTTCACAATCTTGGTTGTGCAATCTACTGTTATTCTTCATGCCGAAATGAATATCAGTAAAAATTACTGCCTTATCGAACAAAACTTATTCTCCAGATTTTTGTGCTGTTGCTTCTTGCTTTTCTTGCTCTTTTTTGAGCTCTTCCTGGGTAGCTTCCCATTCAGCATTAAAGATACGTGTCATTGAAGGATTTAATCCACCTTCTTCTAACAAATCATCACGTATGTTTTGACTACGTTTTTCTAAATTAAGAACTCTTGTAAATGAGTTATTAATAGCCGCTGTATAATAAGCAAAAGGATTTTCACTTTTTGCTTCATTAAACTGTAATCCAATCTGCGACAATTGTAGCAGTGCCTGTCCACGCATTTCATCTACATAAGTGTATCCACGCCAGTTTGCTCTCATACTATAACGTTCGCACAACTTAATATAGGCACGTGCAAGTGCAGGAGTTGTAAGTCCATGATCAACACTGAAGTGTCCGTTGTCTCTGCCACCTTCCCAATGACTACGAGCAACTTCTTCCCACTTACTGTTTATTTTTGCATAGTGTTTGAAAGGCGGAAAGTTACATTTAGAATGATGATCTGCTTCTGTTTTTGGTTTGTTTTTTCTTTGCTCTTCTGGAATGTGTTCAAAAGTCATAACACGAAAAACCAAATCTTCTTCAGCTATATCATCCAAATCTACTGCAAAATCTGCACCACGTGGTTTTGTTTTCTTGCCCGTAAGACCTTGCTCCCAACGTCTAACTTCTGCTTCATGTGCTATTTTTTGTAATCTTTTTGCTCTGTTTTGTTTAGCTGTAAAAATACTGTCTTCGTTTATATCATCAAATGAATTAATGATTAAATCATAATGTTTAAAATTATCATCACGTGTCCAACAATAAGTCATTTTGCTATTGTGTATTTCACGTAACAAATCTTTGTTTGTTAAGTAATGTTGCCTCGTTTTGGTCATTATTATACTCCTATGTGTATCATTATATGAAATAACCCTTTGTAAGTCAACCGGTTTTTTAATTGCATAAATACTAGTGGAGAAAATGCTATGCTATTAAGAGAATTAACAGAATTAATGGAAGATGCCAGTGGATACGTAGTATTCTACGGTGGCAGGTTCCAGCCAATGCATAAAGGACACAGTGATGTATACAAACATCTAGTAGAAAAGTTTGGCAGAGACAATGTATATATTGCTACTACGTTTAGCCAAAAAGCTATGAAAGCACACAAGACAGGTGATTACAGTAATGATCCTTTTACATTTGAAGAAAAAAGAGATATAATGAGCAGAATGTTTAGCATTCCTGCAGATAAGATTGTAAACAGCAATCCATATAGAAGTGAACCAAGTGTAGTAGGTAGAGATAACAACACAACATCAACTATATTAGTTTATGGAGCAAAAGACCCTATGAGACTATCAGGTGACAAAGTTAGACCAGTTCCACAAAATATGGAAGGCATGACTCCGCACAGTGAAGGGATTGTATTTGCATACGAAGCACCTCTTATGCAAGGTGGTATGAGTGCAAGTGATTTCCGCACAACCCTAGCAGGTAATGCTAGCGAAGAAGAAAAGAAAAAATCATTTCAAAAGTTTTTTGGAAAGTTTGACCAAAGCGTTTTTGATTTTATTGTAGGTAGACTAACATCATGAGCGGCGGAATAGGCGAAGAACAAAAAGTAAGATTACAGGTTAAAAACCTTTCAGGTTTATCATTTGACGGTATGCTATCACCTCTACGACAAGATAGAGGAGTTATATTTCCATATACTCCAACTATAGGTGTAGGGCATAGTGCAAATTATGGAAGCTATGATACAACCCATAGTGTGTATCAGCCAAATTATTATGTCAACACACCAAATCCAACAATAGGTATAACAGCAACGTTTACTGCTAACGAAATGGGCGAAGCAAGATACACAGCAGCGGCACTACACTTTTTCAAAACACTGACTAAATCAGACTTTGGTGAGCAAGGTATTAATCCTGGCAGTCCACCTAGGACACTTATATTCAACGCCTATGGACACTTACATGCAAATAATGTTCCTGTAATCCTAACAAGTGTCAACTATAACTTAGTTGAAGATATTGATTATGTTGAAGTAGATTTTAACGGAAGCAAAACAAGTATACCAACAAGTTTACTTGTTACATTGGATCTAAGAGTTCAGTTGCCTCCTAGATATACTAAAGAAAGATTTAATCTTAGAAATTATGCAAACGGTAGTGCATTAAAAAGTGGAGATGGATTTATCTAATGACACAATATAGATCAGACAGTATGTATAAAAATACAAAAATAGTAGAGAACAAGTTTCTCGATGTTTACCAATCACCTGTTCCTGATATAGCTGATTTGGAAGTTGATGAGATGGTGTTAGAAGCCAAATATAATCAACGACCAGACAAGTTAGCATTTGACCTTTATGGAAATGCAAAGCTATGGTGGGTATTTGCAGAAATTAATCAAGATAAACTTGTTGACCCAATAATAGATTTTAAAAGCGGAATTACAATAAAATATCCTGTAAGGTTCTCGTAAAATGGCAACAAGAACACCAGACATCAAAGACAAGCAAATATTAGATCTTGTAGCTGGAGGCGAAAGCAACGGTGACTACAATGCTGTCTATGGTATTCCTGTGGGTAGTTCTTCTCAGCCAGATTTCAGTAATATGACTATCTCGCAAGTTCAGCAATATCAACGTAATCGTATTACCAGTGGACAGGTTAGTAGTGCAGTTGGCAAGTATCAATTTATTCAAAGCACACTTTCTGAAACAGTAGAACGTGCTGGCTTTAATCCAGAAACAACATTTTTTACACCAGAAGTGCAAGATCAACTGATGACAACAAGATTGGATCAGCGTGGATTGTCAATTTGGAAAAAAGGCAACATGGACAACAATACTTTCCAAGACAATCTTGCCAAAGAGTTTGCAAGTGTTCCTGTTGCTACTGCACAACAAGGTGCTCATGGAGCAATCCTACCTGGACAAAGTTATTACGAAGGTGACGGTATAAACAGTGCCAAGCATGTAAATGCTACAAAATTTGGCAACAGCCTCAATCAAATAAACAATGAATCTGGAACACAGTTTATATCAGACAGTCAACCAGATGGACTATTTGTGGGTCCAGATGCACCAGGCGGAGATTTATCAGATAAAGAGTATATTCCTTTTAATCCAATTATGACTGATGCAGATGCTACTCGATTGGCTAAAGCTTCAAACTTCCGTGAGTTTCAATTTGATCAACCTAGAGACGCAGGTTCTGAAGCATTTCAAGAACTAACACAGTCATACTATGAAACATTTGAACAGCATTTTAAAAACAACCCACAATTAGATCCTGCAAAAGAAACAACATCTGGACCAATGATAGCCCAGGCAGAACAAATGATAAAATCAGATGACAAAGTTGAACAGATCAAAGGTGAGGCAATACTAGAAGCGGCAAATCAATATGCAGCAAACAATATAGACGAAGACCAACGAAGTGAACCTGTAACATCATCATCCGAAGAAGCAGTGGCAGACAAGATGGAAGAGGCTATTGAAAAATTTTACAATAAACAAAAGAAGCTGACTAGGCCAGAACCTAATTGGTATACAAGTGTTGATTTGCCAACATATAACTGGACATTCTATCTTACAAACAAAGAAGTATTTGATGAACCAGAAAACTTTTTGCAAAATCGTGAACCTGATCCAAACAAAGCAGTAATAATTGCACAGTCTGGTGTAGAAGCAACCTACACTATTGATAACTTTTTGTTTAATGCAATTCTTTTTGGAGATGACACAAAAGGTTCTGCACAAACCAGCACTATGCAATTTGAATTAAAAGAACCAATGGGCTTTACAATGTTAGATGCAATTTTAAGCAAAGCAGGAACATTTAATTTTAAAACTATGAAGGATGCAACATATGTATTAAAACTAGAATTTCAAGGTAGAGATTTCAATACAGGAAGAGTGCAAAAATATGATGGTATACATTTCTTTCCAGTAATTCCATATGGTGTAACAAGTGAGACAGGACCAGAAGGAACTAGTTACATGTTTACATGCTTGACTATACCAAGTCTTGCAGCTATTGAAAATACAACATCTGCAGGAGAAGTGCATGTAAAGTCTGTTGCTACATTAGGAGAATTTGCCGAAAAGTTAGAAGTTGGATTAAATGAAGTTGAGAAGTCAGCAATTAATCCACCTGTGAGCAATCCAAACCAAGCGGCACCAACACTTGAGCCAAGAAAAACTTGGCAAATTGAATTTGGAGATACATCTCAACAAGATAATTTTGATTTAGAAAAAATGGCTATAACATTTCAAAATAGTTCAGGCACTGCTAAGAATACACAAGACGCTGATAAAATTGATGTGAGAATTCCACACAATAGTAATGTTGTTTCGTTTGTTAAGAACTTTATCGTTAGACAAGCATCTTGGAATGAATATGTAAAAGATGCACAAGATAAGGGATTTACAACACCTACAATTGAAATTACACAAAAAGTTGTAGGCACAGAAGGTAGAAAAGACGAACCTGATGATATAACACAACAAAAACCAATTACAACAATAATTACTATAGGCATCAAACACAGATACGGTGTCGTAAAAACTGACGGATCAGACAATGCAAAATTATCAGACAAAAGTTATCAACAGACAAGATTTAGCAAACTTCCTATAGTGAAAAAATATGATTACCTTTACACAGGTAAAAATACAGAAGTTTTAAATTATTCTGCACAGTTTAATATGTTATTTTCTATAAGCACAGATCCTAGACTTGCTTTTAACACAAGCAACAATCAGGTTGAAAAACCTCCTACAAATTTACAACCTGCTGTATTTTTAAGTGACATACCTGTGAACACAAATGCACTAAATGTATTAGAAAACTTACCTAGGGATTACATAGTAAGCACACCAATAGATCAACAGCTCACAGAAGAAACAATTACTGTAAATCAAAGAGAAGCAGCATATGCAGAAAGTTATTCTAGCAGAACAGCAGATACACAAATTATCGAAGTAGATGTAATAGGTGACCCTTATCTATTGGGTGTGCCTGGTGCAACATTTACAGGCAGAGAAAGTAACACACTGAAAAATATAAGTGCAACAAATGACATATTTGTTGCATTTGTAAGTTACTTTCCATTAAATAGAAAATCATTGGATAATCCGTTTGACAAAGGCCCAATGGATTTGTATACAAGTGGTGTATACGAATTAAGAGAAATAGAACATAGATTTCAACAAGGTCAATATGTAAGCAAATTACGTATGTATAGAGACCACAAGTCAAGCACATATTTTTTACAAGAGGAATTAAAGAATTTATAATGGCGGGACCAGGATATAACGTAAAGGGATCAAAAAGTAGACCATCAATGTCTACTAGAGATGAGAAGTTTGGTATTAACAACATCACAGGTGTATACGTGGGAACAGTTGTTAATAATGCAGATAGCCTATACACAGGTAGAATAAATGTAAGGATACCAGAATTTGGTAGTCCTGTAGATGGCGAAGATGTTGGCACAATTTGTTTGCTTACAACTCCATTTGGAGGAATAACAAGCATTAAAGCTAGTAGTCAAGATGAAAAAAATTATGACGAAAGTCCAAAAAGCTATGGCATGTGGCCTCAACCGCCAGAGGTAGGAACACAGGTTGTTGTAGCATTTACTGGTGCAATGCATCAGGGTATACTAATAGGTAGCCTTATTGCAAAAGATAGAAACTATATGATGGGCGGCAATGCTAGTAGTTTGACATATGCAGGTGATACACAAACTGTAACACCATCTAGTGAAAAAAATCCCTATGATACAATTGATCCAGATACAAGACCAGCAGATCCTCAATCAGCTGTAAATTTAGTTGAACAAGGACTAGCAGGAGACTTATTGAGAGGACACAGTCAAAGTAGTGCAAGAAGAGAAAGTCCAAGTAAAGTTTTTGGAATAACAACACTAGGTGGTCATACTCTTACATTAGACGATGGAGATGCTGAAGGCATCAGTAAAAATATTCGTATCAAAACTAGAAGCGGTGCTCAAATATTAATGGATGATACAACGGGCACAGTGTTTATCAATAACCATGCAGCAAATGCTTATATTGAAATGGATGCAGAAGGTAAAATTGATATTTACAGTCAAAAAGATATAAGTGTGCATGCGGAAGGTGATTATAATATACATGCCGGAGGCAATATTAATATGCAAGCCGATCAGGGAATTAATATGAAAAGCACAGGCACAGGAATAAAATTACAAAGCACTGTTGGTAATATTGATGTTCATTCACAAACTGATATAAACTTACAAGCAGACGGCAACGGCAATTTATTAGTTGCAGGCAACTACACAGAAACTGCTGGTAGAATTGATATGAACGGTCCACAAGCAGCTAGTGCTACTGATCCTACAACAAGTCAATTAGGAGAAAACACAGGAGTCAAAGAAAGTATAGCTACAAGAGTGCCTGAGCATCATCCATGGAAAGGTGCTACGGGTCAATATGAAAGTTTTAAAACTGGAGAAGGTAACAAATAATGCCATTGATTAATTTGCCAAATATTATTACAGATGATATGTTAATTGATTACACTATTTTTAGTGTTGCAAATACATCTTTTGTGAATGATACAAAACCTGTAAAAGATTTTGAAGCAAGTGATCAATTGATTAACTTTATAATTAGAACTGAAAATTATACTCCATATAGTTATTTAGATCTTGACGGTGTAATGAAAATAGGATATAATCTAAACATCAATACAGACAGTAATGGCCTCACAGAAGCTGAAGCCTATAATATTTTTATTGATCAATTAAAAATAGCAGAAAGAAAATTAAAACAACTATTACCAATAGAAACTCTTTCACAATCACAGTATGATACATTGTTAAGTGTTTATTACAAAACAGGTGACTTTAAAAAGATAGGAACCGAACAACGTAAATTTGATGTATATGATTATGTAAAGAACAAGCAATGGAACTACTATGCTACTGCACTAACAAACTGCGGTAATAATAGAACTACACGCCAACTAGAAGCAAGAATATTAATGCTAGGTGATTACGGCAATGAGAAAAAAAGAGACTTTATAAAAGCTGCAAGTTTAAAAACATTAGAAAGAGATTATCCTATTAAGATGAAATCTGATAAACAAAAGTTGCAAGCTGAAAGAGTTTACTTTGTAGAAACACAACGCTTCTTACCTGGAATGGATCAAGCAAGAATGCGCCTAGTAAAGCAATTGGGTTAAAATAAATATAGTTGTAATGAGGAACATGTTTTGCCCAGTGTATTACTTTTAAATGCAGACGCAGCACCATTGAGTCTACTGCCACTGAGCACAATCAGTTGGCAAAGCGCCATCAAGACTATGTTTGGCGAAAAAGTTCATGTAATAAAAAATTACGAAGGCAGATACATAAGATCTACAAGTTTAAGCATACCTATGACCTCTGTGGTAATGCTCACGAAATATCATAAACAACCAGCAAAAGCAAAATACACACGCCGCAATGTTTACATAAGAGATGATTATCGATGTCAATATTGCGGTAATTCTTTTAGTCATGATGAGCTTACATTAGATCATGTAATACCTAAATCAAAAGGCGGTAGATTAGGATGGACAAACACAGTAGCAGCATGCGGTCCATGCAATGTTAAAAAAGGTAATAAAATTGTTAAACCAAAATCTCCACCATATAGACCTACATGGCATGAAATAAACAATAATAGCAAGTATTATCCATTAAGTATACCAGATCCTAGCTGGCAAGATTACATAAATTGGCCAGAAGATCAGCTTAAAATTGTTCCATTAAATATATAGTTAATTTTTCACATAAATAGTTGTATGAGTAATATTATTGGCTATACAACAAAAAATACAAAATCTACTGCAAAAATCCTTGTAGGTTTAGATCTTGCAAAGCAGGACCTAGAAAACCATTTTCATATTCGCAAGGGTGAAAAGTGGACAAATCCAGAGTTTGGTAGTAACTTACCTTATTTGGTATTCCAACCTTTGGACGATCTTACTATAAATGAAATAGAAGAAGATGTAATCAATATTGTAAATTACGATCCACGTTTTACGCTAAGTGACTCTACTGTAACTGTAGATCAAGATGCACATTTTGTATATGTAAGTGCTAATCTAATATATCTCCCTACCAAAACTGCAACAGAGTTGCAACTCAAATTTGATAAAGAGTTTGAAGAAACTCTAGAGTATTAAAATGGCACAAAACACTAGACAAACAAAACTATTTGCGGCCGAAGACTACACAGTAGTATACGATAGCTTTATCAATGCAAACTTACAAGCATATGATTTTGATACTATACGTTCTGCTATGGTAGACTATGTTCGCAACAATTATCCTGAAAATTACAACGACTGGATAGAATCAGCAGAATTTGTTGCACTACTTGATGTAGTTGCACAGTTTGGACATAACCTAGCATTTAGGATTGATCTCAACACACGCAACAACTTTTTAAGCACAAGTGAAAGACAAGAAAGTATTTTTAAACTTGCAGAATTTTTAGGTTACACACCAAAAAGAAATGTGCCAGCATTTGGTGAAATGAAAATTGTAAGTGTAAAAACAAACGAAGCAGTTATTGGTAGTGACGGAACAAGTTTAGGTGGTAAAGAATTAAGATTTGAAAACACATCCAATGTAAACAACATGGATGACTTTATTACTATTATGAATGCACTTATGCAAGACAGCAATACTTTTGGTAGTCCAGTAAAACAAACAATTATTGATAATGTAACAAATCAGTTTTACAAATTAAAGAACAATGCCAATCAAATTAAATTTAATCTAATAGGTAGTGCTGCAGGCACTAGCAGTGTTTTTAATATAGTTGGACTAGATATCAACAACAGATCAATTGTTGAAGAAGTAACTCCAGATAAAAACAATGCCTTTAGTATTGTATACAAAAATGATGGACAAGGTATAACAAGTGCAAGAACAGGATTTTTTGCTGGACTAAAGCAAGGTGATTTACAATCTAGAGATTTTCCTATATCAGATCCAATCAGTAATATGAAACTAGATATCGATGTTGAAAATATCAACAACAATGATGTATGGGTTGCTACTGTAACCGAATCAGGTGATACTATTGCTAATTGGACAAAAGTAGAAAACGTTTATGGACAAAATGAAATTTACAATGTTTTACCAGGAACAGACAGAAATATATTCAGCGTAAAGACACGTGAAAACAATCAAATAAGTGTATGCTTTAGCGATAGTAATTTTGGTAATCTACCAAAAGGTATTATCAGAGTATGGTTTAGAACAAGTGTAAATCAAACTTACACATTACGTCCAGATGATTTAGGACCTCAAAAAATAACAGTAAACTATATTGGTTCAGATGGCAATCAGTATCAAGCGGTAATTGGCTTGCAACTCAAAGCACCAATTGTTACAGCATCAGCAAGTGAAACAGCTGATAGTATAAAAGAAAATGCACCTCGTTTTTATAGCGCACAAGGTAGAATGATTACAGCAAGCGATTACAACAATGTTATACAAACGCAAAGCGAGAATGCACTCAAAATAAAATCTATCAATAGAACACACAGTGGACACAGCAGATTTCACCATACAATGGATCCAACAGGTGCATATACAAGTGTAAACATATTCAACAAAGATGGTAAACTTTATGCATATAATAATACAAACAATACGTCAACTGCAACTAACGAATCGTCTAGTCAAGTTTACAACAAGTATTTGAAAAACATTTTTAACAACAGTGAGTTTTTAAATTTATATTATACTAAATTTCCTTTTGAAAGTTTAAAGCCAGCAGGTTATACCATAGATACGTATGAATGGGTACCAACTGGATCAAATACTTTAGGTGCAAACAATGGTTACTTTTTAGAAGGACCCGATTATGTAAAAGTAGGAACCTCTCAAGCAGCATACACCAAACACATAGAAGTAGGTAGTTTGATTGAGTTTAGTGATGCTAACGGTAGCAATCCTGTGTGGGCAAGAGTTGTAAGAATATACAACAACGGACTGGGTATATATGATGTAAATGGTAACCCTACAGGTCTTACTTCAGTAGGCAAAGGTAGTATTGTTCTTGATAAAGATATACCACAAGGAAAATATATGAAGTGTATCTATCCTGCATTTAATAGAGTATTCAGCGATCGAGAAACACAAATAATATTAAATTTTTTAAAGTCACAAAAAACTTTTGCAATATATTATAACTTTGAAAAAACAAGTTGGGAAATATTTGAACCAGGTGTAAATGCAGTTAACACAAATCCATTTGATACTTACAATACAACACAGTTTGATGAAAATTGGTTAGTATGGTTAGAGTATAACAATGGTTCATATGATATATTGACAAGAACAATTAGATTTGAATTTGCTAGTTCTAACATTGAATTTAGTAATATATCTAACGAATATGAATTAGATACATACACACTAAAAAGAGAAAAAGACACAATTACAGTTTTAAATGATCAATTTGAACCAGCGGGAACATTTTTTATCAGTGGTTATTTTATTGATAAGAATGGTATATCAAATCCTCATAGAGTGATTGTATCATTAGAAGATTCTAACAATGATGTAAGACCAGATAATCCAAGAGCCTTTGATGATATTATAGCGGGTGATACAATTGATGTAGATTATGACGAAGATGGCGACTTAGATTCAGTAGATGGTAAACAAAACTTGAGATTTGAATGGCAACACAATCCAGACAGAAATGTTTTAGTAGATCCTAGTTTTACCAATGTTATAGATGTTTTTGTATTAGGTAGAGCATATGATGCTGATTTTAGACAGTATCTACTAGGCAAAAAAGATATACCTAATCCTCCAACAAGTCATCAATTATCTAAAACATTTGCAGATGTTGCAAATGTAAAAGCAATGAGTGATAGTGTTGTTTACAGAAGTGTAACATATAAACCATTGTTTGGTAATACTGCACAATCACAGTTAAGAGCAAGATTTAGAGTAATTAAATTACAAACTAGCACAGCTACAGACAATGATGTAAAAACTAAAATAATTGAAAAAATTAATGAATTTTTTAAGATTGAGAATTGGGACTTTGGTGAAACATTTTATTTCACAGAACTTGCTGCATTTGTCCACAAAGAGCTAAGTGGATTAATCAGTAGCTTTGTAATTGTTCCACAAGGAGCAGACAGTGTATTTGGCGATTTGTTTGAAATCAAACCAATGAGCAGTGAAATGTTTATACCAGATGTAAAAATAGAAGACATTGATATTATCGATGCAATCACAGATACAAATATTAGAGCAGGGCAGTAACAATGGCAGGTAACAAGAAAAGAGCAGGACAGTATCCTAACAGTAAGGTTAGTGCATCTAACTTCTTACCAAAAACATTTCAAAGCGATACTAACAAAGCATGGTTAGATAGCACATTTGATCAAATGATTAGCAAAGGTAATTTGAAAGATTATCATGGGTTTATTGGTAGTATACACGGAAGCGAGAAAAATTTACACGATACTTACGTTGATATTATTAACAATAACAAAGCAAAACAAATAAGCCAACTACAGCCAGGTATTGTTTTAAAAGACAACAAAAATGAAATTACAGACACACTTGCATTTGACGATGTAGTAAATGCATTACAAACAAATTTTACAAATTACAACTATGCAAGTGCATATTCAAGTCAAGGATACGTTTTTAATCCGCCAGTGAATATTGATATGCTGGTTAACTTTAGTTCATACTATTGGGCACAAAATTTACCAATATATACAGCAACAAACACAGGTGCCGCAGTAGATATATTTGATGCAATAGATAATCAAGCAGTATATGAATTAACAGATGATAATAACACTTTTAAGTTACATAACGGTATGATCATTAAGTTTTCAGGTAACTGGGGAACAACAGCAACAGATAATACGTATATAGTAACAGGCGTAGGCACAGGTATAAAATTGATCCTATTCAGAGATACAAATGGCAAGACTATGTATTCTAATCAATACAAGGGTAATATTAGATCAGATGGCTATTGGGATAGAAATGTAGTCTATGATGTAGAATTTAGAACAGGAAGTAAATATGCTGGACAATCTTCATTAGATATGATATTAGCATACAATGCAGACACAGCAGCAGACAAACCAGTATTCTTTGATGGATTTAATTTACTTAGACATGAATCAAACAATGATA